CGTCAAGTCCAGTTGACAATCAGCCTCGGGACGCTGATTGTCAACTGGACTTGACGCTCCGCCAGTTGTGCGACCTCCAGAAGTAGTACCAGTAATGCCACTTCCAGAGTCAGCAACAGGCATAGATACAACTGGAGCGACAGCGGGTGCTGGAACAGCAACAGCAACGCCTTCCTTCGTAATCTCAACAGGCATCTTCGCCTTCCACGAGTTGCAAGTCATGTTGGCTCGGCAAGTTGCGCTGTACTGCCTGCACACGCCCATCTTCTCATCGGTCGAGTCAGGCTCGTAGGAGGCGCAGTTCTCGCACCGCTGGGAGCCGTCAGCCTCTCGGTACGACTGCGGGAGTGCCTTCGTGTCAACGGTTGACACCGTTTTGGTCGCTGGGAAGAGGCGGTTCCAGTAGTTTCCGACCGCCTTCTCAATGTCGCGAATCTTCTCCGCGTCTCCAACCCCGCGCTTCACGGACGACTTGAAGATGTCCGTGACGACAGGGAGGTCGTCGCCCTTCAGCAGACCCTTGCGTGCCACGAGCGAAAGGCTCTGGAGCGCACCCTGATTTGCAGGCACGGGAGCCACCGTCCACTCAATCAGGTTGTTTCTGTCGTAGATCACGCCCATGTTGCCAAGCCCCATACGCATCCGCTCGTTGGGGTCGCGAACCTGAATGATGTTGTCCGAATAGAACCCAACGGAGCCAGTCCGCAGGAACCGCGCCTTGGCGAGTCGGAAGATCGTGTCAGCCCACTCGTACTGATCCTTGGTCGCGAACAGGGGCATCAGGCGAAGGCTTCGACCGTTGTAGGCGCGGCTCGTTCGCGGCATGACCTCCCAGTTCAGAACCGTGCCAATCGGCGGATCGTCCCACCGATGCGCGTACAGCATCAAGGGGTTGTTCTGGTAGTCATCGAACTTCCAGTTCTGGAGAACGATGTCGCCCTGACGGTCAACGCGCTCATCCGAAGCCCACCACGGAATGACGCGCTCGGCGTACTTCTCGTCCCAAGGCATTCCCCGCTCCGCGACCATCTGCTGAATGCGCTCACGCGAGGGCGCACTCATCGGATCAGACATCGCGGTAGCGGGGTTCTGCTTCGTGACGCAAAGACGACCGTCAGCGGTCTGCATTACGGAGGTGTCTCCGTTTTCGCTTACCGCGTTCTTGAGTTCGGCAAGGAACCGCTCGACACCTTCTGGTGTGTCGATAACTTCTGCGGACTTGAGTTCTGTGATTTGGTCGAGCATCCCTGCCATCCTTATTCAACTGGGATAAGCATACAGCGGCAGTTGACGACTTCGCTTGCGTCCATGCACATTGGGTCGTGCGGGAACCGAAGACCCGGTGCATACTGCTGCCCAAACTTGCGCGGAGGCATCCGCCCAAACATCGCGTGACTGTCGCGCACGAGTTCATCCTGCGCCGTAGACCACTCGTAGACCGTGAAGCCCTGCGCTTGGTGCATGATCTGGCGCGAGTTGTTCAGGAACGCCCCGCTCTCCGTCCGCGCCACGGTCAGAGCCTTGGCATCGCTCTCGGAGACCCTGAAGACCTGACTCACGCGCTGCCTGATTTGCATCAGCGACTCGCCCTGCTCCATCCCAACGCGAACCGCATTGCGGATGTTCTGCTGGAGCGTGACGGCGGCGGTGTCTGCAAGGCGGTCGTCAACCTTGTCGAACCACGACATCAGTCGGGGATCGTCAATCGCGAAGTTAGCGACACCACGGAAGTCGATGTCCGTGGTGAAGTTGAACACATCCATCAGGTTCGCCATCAGCGGTTGCCTGAACTGCGTCTCAATCATCCTTCCAAGGACATCACGCGCTGGGAGGATCGCTGAAACCGCGTCTGGGGCGGTCAAGCCGTCGATCTCGACAGCCTTGAGACGCTTCTCCACATCACGAGCCTTGCCGTCGAAAGACTCCATGAAGGAGTCCCTGACTTGGCGGACGAAGCCTCGCCACGCGCGGGAAAGCCGTGGCTCCATCCGCGAATACAGTCGCCTGTTGGCGAGATTCCAGTAGTCCGATCCACGAAGCCGCTTGAGGGATGCGATGGTCGGGGCGGGAGCAGCGGGAGCATCTGGAATGTCTTGAATAGGAGTCGCATCCTGCGCTGGTGCAGTCGCGGGCGCGGGCGCGGGCGCGGGCGGGGGCGGGGCTTCGGATGGCTGTCCGCCTCCCTGAAGGGCTTGGCTGACGGTCATACCCGGCCCGACGAACGCCTTGTCGTTGCCCTCGTACTCTGGAACCTCCAGACCAACGAGGGTGAACGCCTCCTTCGGACTCATGTGGATGTTCGCCGCCGTCAGCGTGTTGACCATGTTGATCTTGTCCGCGAGGCTCGACCGCAGAGCCTCCACGCCAGACAGGTCGAACGCGGCAAACACGGAGTCAGGCTCCCTGAACAGGAGCGTCCCGTCGATGACATCCTCAAAGTAGCGCACCTCGGGCAGCAAGCACTTGTCCCACAGGTTCGCATCCTGACCAAGTTGGGTCGCGTAGTTCACGGTGTCCGTGATGCCGACAACCGTCTTGGGAACGCGCATCGTCGCGAAGACTTCCTCGCGGTTGTAGCGCATGGAGTCGAGGTACTCCATGTCGCGGGGGGACATCCCAGTCGGGATGTACTCAAGACCGCCGGTCAGGATGGCGAGTTCGCCACGGTTGCCTGCACCGCCATGACGCTGCTGCCACCGCTCAAGGAACTCCTTCTCCTCGTCGGCTGACCACGGCTCGACGGCGTTCTTGTCGATGAGGATTCCGCCCGGGTTGGCTCCGTTCTTCAGCACGCTCATGTTGTGCGTCTTCGCCGTCATGTCGCTGGCGATTGACGAAGCCACAGGAATCAGCGGCGAGTAGCCTCGCAGCGAGTCGTCTGGGTTGATGTAGCGGTAGTGAATGACCTCCCACGGCAACAGCATGATGTCGCCAGTCTGGTCTCCGATCACGGGCGCAGGAATCTTGTCCGACCGCACGCCGCCCTGCTTGTACCTCCACGCGACCAAGCGACCACCCTCGACCTCCGCCTCCATCAGATCGGGGCTGATCGGGTAAATCTCCTCTGGAAACTCACCACGAGATTGCAGCCGTCCCGCACCATCCTTGGCGAGAATCCAGAAGCACTCTCCGCGCAGAGCCATGAACAGTTCGGTCGCCTGCCACAGTTGCGCCCCTGTCATGTGGGGATTCGCACGCAGCATCGTGTCCATCAGGGGATGCGCTAGGATTGGCTCTGCACCCTTGAACTTCGCGCCCGTGAACCGTTGCGCGTTGCCCGCCTTGGACAAGTGGCGGTGGATGGCGCGACGACCATTCTTGGCTCGTGGCGGCTCGGGAGGCAGTCCCTTGCCAACCAACTTCTCCTGACGCTGCCTGATGGTGTCCGATGTCTCTTGGTACACCAGAAACGGTGCTTGAGAGATGTTGATGGCGCGAACCATCGCTGCGGCGTAGACCCAAGCGTGATTGCTGAATGGGTCGGTGGCGCGACGAATCGGGTCAGTTCTGATCCCATAGATGCTAGAAACGAAGTTCTGGTACGCACGCATGATGCGACCACCCGCGACCTTGCGCTCGTGGGCAGTACCGTTCATGGAGGCGTGAATGTCTAGTTTCTCGCCATCCGGTCCGTAGAGGATGGATCGACTACTTGTCATTCTTTGGAACCATGAACACAGCCTGCGGGTCGTACTCGGAGATGTCAGCCAGCAGACCCCACGGGTCAAAGATCACGGGCTGCATGACTGGAACAATCGCCTGTTCGACCGCATCCGCCTGCTTCTCCTTGCGCTTCCGCTTCGGCTCCTGCTCGGTGGCGGTAGCCGCCATCGCGCTCTGCCCTCCTGCGGTCGCGCGATACTCGTAGTTCACGCCGTCGATGATGGAGTCGTCCAAGACCTCGCCATCCCCGTCCGATGGAGTAGCAACCACCGTCCAAGACGATCCACCAACGGCTCGTCGCTCAACGAGAACTGGGTCGATGGAGGTGTCGAAGCCCCCAAACAGGATTTGCACGGCGGAGTCTGTACGCGACAGGACGATGGATGGGGTGTTCTTTGGCATAGATGCTCCTGCTTACCCGCGTACTGTAATACACGGCGGGCAATCGCCCCACGACCATGCAGACCAATCGTCACTTTCGGTGATGTTGCTTGTCCTGCTTGTCGTCCAACTCGGTCTCGACGCTCTTCAACTCATCCTCCAAGCGTCTGATCCGATTCTCCAAGTCCTTCATGTTGAGTTCGACGGTGTGCTTCTGGTTGGCGACCTTCCAGACCAAAGCCGCTGTCACAGCAATCCCTGCCAGCATCATGCCGACAGGGACAAGGGTCGTCTCCGTGAAGGTGCTTTCCGCCAGAACCTTTTGCGACTTGTCCGCCAGAACAACACCAAGCGAAGTCATCGTCGTTCCAAGCGTCCCCCACAGGGCGACAGTTGCAGGCGTGAAAATCTCCATCCTTGGGTCTCCATGCCGACTGTCGGCTGGCAGCGCGAACACCAGATCACTTC